CGGATACTCGGTGCCTTAGCAGCCAGCCTCACTAGACCATGCGCGGCTTTCATCGCCGCCGAAAATCCAAAACCACGCTCGCGGAGTATAATCGATCATGAGTAAAGCCCGCCTGTTGCTGTACTGCCCGCGATCGTGCCGGGCACGTAGTTCGGCCCTGCCCCGCCCGTTACGATATCGGCGTTGTCTTCTGAGTAGTATCGTTTGCCCGTGGCGGTGAACGCCCCCAACGTGTGGGTTATGTTAAACCAAAGCATATATCCAAGGCGCCGTGCATAAATGAACGCCAGAGATACTGTGGAATTAGCTAGCCACGTTAGTGACGTCACCGCTGGAATTTGGATGACCGAACAAGCATCGGAAATCGCGAACGACGTGAACGTTGTGGTGCAACTTAGGTAATTGGTCCCGCCGAATGTGAACTGGCCACCGTTAGCGGCGTGCAGCATGTAGTTAGTGACGTCACCGAAGTCAATCGAAGACACATAGATAACGCAGCCGCCACGGCCCGCTTTAAAATGGCGCGAAGCCGTCGCGTCATGCGGGCGGACGCCCGTAACTTGAAAATTGCCAATCGCCGATTCACCGTCGAAAATCACCGACGAGCCGACCGCTTTTGTTATTACGTACCCGGAAGGGGATGCGGCATTGCCAACGATGACAAGTGTGCCGGCGCCAACCGGCGCCTTAAGAATAGCCCCAACATAAGTACCCGTTACGCCGATCTGAATCGTTACGTTATAAATACTTATGTCTAGCGATGCTGCAACGTTCACTGCCTTCTGGATCGTCAGAAACGCTCCGCCGGAATTGTTCGCCAGACATGTGTTGGCATCGTTTCCATCGGATCGGACATAGTAAGTTCTGGATGCCGCCAGAACTTCTCGTCCCCCTGAACCGCCTCGTTGCGTGAGGTAATTCGTTCCGTTCGACGCAATGCGAACGCCTTGATTCACGCCAAGCGAAAAGCTTGTTGCGCCGTCGATCGTCGAGGTTGTTGGCGTAATCAATGCCGGCAACGGTCCGCTATTTTCTATGTCGCAAAACCACCCTGCCTGAAACTGAGACGACGCCCCGGCCTGAGGCAGAGAAACTGCGACTGGAGACGCATTCGAGAGCGTGACGAGCTTCGCGCGGTCTCCATCGACGATCGTATAGCTTGTCCCCGTCTGAGAATTGACGAGTTCAGCACCCGATAAGGTTCCTGCGCTTGTGATAGCGCTTCCCGGAGCGGTTGCCGTCAGCGTGGAGGTTAGCCCACCGCCGGGCGCAATGCTTGTGACCGTTCCAGTTCCTACGGGGAGGTCCGCCGTAGTAATAGTCCGGAAAGTTGGAACAGCATTCGCCCCCGAAGTCGGTCCTGCGAGGAATGTATTCGCAACCTGGGAATCCAGGGACAAAGTAATAGTTCCACTCGTTGTAATTGGAGACCCCGTTACGTCGAAGATTCCCGTTTGTGTTACCGCAAGGGCTACACTTGTCACGGTGCCCGTACCAGCGGGGAGGTCCGCAGTCACGAGGGCCCGGAATGCGGGGACCGCGGGACTTCCACTCGCGGGGCCTGCGTAGACAATATTTGCACTCTTCGCATTTACAAGTTCACTATGTTCTGTCCCCGTCACATGGTAGTAATCATTTGCGGCCCCTCCCTGGATATTCGAGAGGGAGTTATGATCGAACCCTACAATCCCACCACCGCCTGCCGCAGTGAGAAGTTGCGCAAGATCAAGGAACCACCTTAACCAGACGGGGTTGAACTTCTGCGTACCCATTATCTGATCAAAGATAACCGGGTCAGCGTAGGTCGGCGGAACTGGAAATTGAATAGTCATATTGTGCAGAGATCAATCTGAAGATCAACCGATGAAATGCGGAAGAATGTCGGGCAGCGGTGGCGGAAGTTATACGCGCGGCGATTGAATGTCCCCTCGTTTTCAAGGCTCGGGCGTTCCTGGCTAAGGTCAACATTCCGGAAGTTCGACCAGCCACTTAGTTCATAATCCCTATCATTTACCCGGACGTTGAGGATACTTCCTGGAACTTGATCCGCGTTGAAGTACATTGCGTTAAGTTGCTTTCCTCTCCGCGTACCTCCGTCGAAGTTCGGGGCGTAGATATCCACGGTGATGAGGTCACCCGCGTCGGTGTACTGAGAGGGACTTGCTGTGTACAATCTCCCATTGGTCTCGTGCTGGAGAATTGCTGCCCCGGCTGCGTTGTAGGTAGATGACACAATTGGAAGATAATTCCCGTTCGTGTCTGTCCACTGGTACCACGCATTCCCCTCATCTAAATCGCAGGCGAGCGTCATATTCGAGACCTTCGAAGTAACAATATAAAACCTATGCCCATTCAACATCAATTGCCAGGAGAATATCGTCGTGTAATCCCAGGCGGTTATCAACCTCTCCACCGGCGGAGTGGATATAATCTCCGCCTTCAACCCCCGCATCACAGCAACCTGCTTCAAGGGCGACTGATTCGCGGTGATCCAGAATATCGAACTCTCAATCTCCTGCACCGAGTCCTCGGACGCACAGCCGTAGTCTACCTTCGCCCCCTCTACCCTTGCAAGGGGACTCCCCACAGCATTCGCGGCGTCGTAGAATATCTCCACCGACCACTGCTTGAAGTCGATGACGTAGACGAGTTGTTTTGCCAGGGCGACATTCGTATCGGGTTCGATCTGAGCGATGATAATATTAAGAGGGTCCCAATCAGTAGGATCATTAATCTCACTCCCCTGGATTCCACCACTCCCGCGCAGAGCGATGTAGGTAGTACCGTTCAGATACGCCCACCCCTTACAAAAGGAGGAAGGGAAATCTACATCACTGATATTAACCAGTCCTGCGCCAGCGTCATAGTTATATGCCTCTACTCCATTCCCCATCTGCAACTTCGGCGTAGCCCCGAGGCAGGAATCGAAACGGTAGACTCCCCGAGTCGTATCAACAGTTCCCGAGACTGCAACTCCATCCTTATAGAGTGTATTCCCGAAGATGGAATAAACATTATCCCGCCAGAAGAACACTCCCCTTCCTACTGCATCGGCTGCAGGTGGACGAGATGACTCCGCTAGGCCCGGCCTCTTATAAATCTGAAACTCGCCTTCCCCTTGTTTCTCTATATACCCATTCACCAACCGGGAGTCCTTATCCAAGGTACTTGCGCGGTTTTCCAGGGCAATAACTAGGGGAAGCCGTTTCGGTACTGCAACGGTCTGTGCCTGCGGCATTACCGTTTCCTCTCGGATTCAAGGAGTTGCCGACGAAGGTTCGGGGGCATGTCCATCTTCAGTCCCTTCCTCTCCGGTTCAGACAAGGTTAGAATGTATCCCACATTCTGCATAGTGTCGACAATTTCCTGCTGCTTTTCCAAGATCAACTCCCCCACGGCCTTAGACCGCAGGTCATGTTCCCGGAGCATCCACAGGATTACACCAACGCCGAGCACCACCAGGAGTATTAGTGTTACTTGTTTCCCAGAGGCGCGCACAGTAACCCCCATCGGTAGTTTAATTTCGATATCGTCATTACGACGAATGCTAGGGCGATACTCAGAATCTGCCATTCTTATCTCCTAGGTGAAGCTTGGCATGTTCATACGCGGATCAGGGGAAAACTGCGTCGGGGCATCTTCCACGTCCCAATTCTCCAACGCCTCGCGGTAGAACTGCGCCATCTGGGTACAACGGGTTATAATTGCCTCTGGCTGGCCGGTGCAAATATCCGCGGCAAGTCCCCAACGGAGTGCCATTCTCCACTCTATCGGGAAGTTCATTGTCTCGGTAAGGCTGACTGGGTTTGTTACTTGCTGCTGAATCAATACATGCCCCGTGCCAGTTGCTGCAGTGGCATCGGGGATAAGCCAGAAGAATACATCTAGGGTATACTGTTGCTTGTTGGCGAAGTAGGAATTCACCGCCCCAGTAGTGTTGACTTGGGACAGACGAATGTAATCATCCCAAGACAAGGGGATTAAAGGTTGCCGGGTTCCGTTGGAGAATAAATAATACCCCTCAATAATCCTCATCGGCCGAGTCATATTAACCGTCCCGCCATCTGCAGTCGGACCGAGTTTATACGTCCCGGTGCCTGCGGTCAGGGTTATCGACAAGTCGTAATTAAGCCACAACTTCAACCCGTTCGTCTGCATGTAGTTGATGAGGTCCCGGAGCTTCCTCATGTTCGTAGCAATCTGTTCGCTGTTTGGAGACTGCCCCTGGCGAAGCAGCCCCGCGTCAAACATCGCGTCCTGGATGATTACAATTGGCGTGCCGTCAGCGGGGGTAGTCATTAGTACACCAGTCCGGTATATTGCTTGGTGAACCGCGCGATGAAGCTGAATGTCAGGGTTCCGCTGGTGTAACCCTTCGTAGCCAACCTAACCCCTCCGGTCTTACCCGTTCCGGAGTTATTATTCAACCCGCCGACATCCTTATAGGTTTGATGGTCCGACTGAGTCATGGTGATGATGGGGACGTCCGTAGTGGCTTTCCAGTAGAGAATTGCCACAAGGGGACTATCCACGGAGAACTCGATTTCATCCAGACGGATAGCCGTCGGAATCGGGGCAAGATCTGAGAGGGTAATGAGATCCGCAATTGCGTGGTCACTGGTATCAAGAATCCCTACGACCTTAATCGTATAGTTCCTATCCCCGTCCGTAACCACCTGGGTAGTAACGCTGTTTGCCATACTGTTCTCCTACAGGGGCCGAAGCCCCCGGGTTAAATTAAACCGCGGCGGGATTAATCAGGCCAGACTTATCCGCGGCTCCCGTAATTGGGGAGAAGTTTTGGGAGAACGCCAGCCCGGTGCCGGTGGGAATCCAGATACCCGCGGAAGCATCTAGCTGCCAGAGGTAATTGTCAAAGCAATGCCCGGTCCACGAGGTGCCGGAGCCACTGATGAACGATCCGTCGGTGGAGGAAGTATTCGGACGATAGAGTCGGTTCCCGCCGAAAAGGAAGTTGGTCACATTGTTCGCACCTGCGGCTAGCATGGCAGCGGTATCATTCAGAATGGCCCAATTGCCGTAGTTATTCTGGATGGTTACCATGTCCGTGGCGGAAGCCAACTTAATCGCGGTGGTCGCGGCGGTCGTACCGAGACTGGAGATTCTGTTCCCGGAGAAATTCAGCCCGTCCATGCTGTTCGCCGTGGCGTTGCCGGTAATTATGGAGACGAAGTTCAGAATGGAACTCGTATCCTTGAACACGCAGCTCTCGACAGAGAAATACTTCGGGGTGTTGGTGCTGGTTGCAGTGAAGACGCTTGCAATGGCCGCGAAGTTTGCTACGAATACACAGTTCTGGATACTGATGTTCGCCGCGGTCACAGGGATATTTGCGGTGTTCGCCGTGGTGAAAGTAAACTGCGGGCGATTGTTACCCTGGCCCAGACCGATGATTGCAACGCCGGCTTTGTTCAGAGTGAGGATGGCGGCGCTGGAGATGGTCTCGGCGTGGCCTGGGAGGACGAATACGATGTCCCCTTGGTTTGCGTTACATTGATCCAGGGCATACTGGACGGTGGCAAAAGGCTTGGTGAATGTTCCGGGGTTTCCATTCGCACCTCCAACACAACCAGGCCGCGTGGTGGAACTGTTTCCTACCCAATAGACAGAACCAGGTTGTGCCTGCAACAGGGGCATGCCGCGGACACTTAGGCCATTTCCAAAGCCGTTTGGGAAATTCGTGATAAGACTCAGATCAGACATTTTATACTCCTTGCGTATCCCGAAGGATAACTATGTTGATGGGGGGCGCCCACCACGCTTTGTAGAATCCGTCCACGGCGGCGAGCTAGCTCGGAGATACCGACGTCAATTCCACGAATGGAAACAACGTCGGTATGACCCAGCTAACTATTAGGGTCCATTGCTACCGAAAATGCCTCGGGGATCAGTACATCCCACAGAGAACCTCATGTAGCTTGCGGCCAGGGCATTCTTCGTGGGGAAGTCGTTGTCCTGATCAAACATCGGACGATCGCGCCAGAAGAATGTCATGCCGTTCGGGCAGTTGGTGCGGATGAACCACGGACCACTATTGGTGAAATAGTGATTCATCTTGATACCCTCGGGCAGAGCGTTCGTGGCCTTCAGCACGTTGATGTTGTTGTTCGCAGTATCGGACTGCAGAACAGACTTCATGATGCGGTTGGCGTTGAACCACTCCTGGCGGGAGACATGAAGCGACCGGGGCATGATGTTGATCAGCAGACCCGTATCGTTCTGGGTCCCCATGATCTGGATGCACAGGTCTTCGATGCTCGCCTCGGACAGATCAGCCGCGGGGGACAGTGCGTTGCTGTAGGTACCACCAGTCGTATTGACATGGGCGGTACTGCACAGGGCGGCCCCATCTGCCGTGGTGAAGTAGGTCGTAACGAAGGCGTTGTTGTAGGGGAATGCTGCCACGTTCTCAATCGTCTGATTCATCGAGAACGCATTTCCTTCTGCCCGACGCGTAGCCACTTCCTTGTACAGATTGTCCCGCATTTCTTCATACGTGACAATGTAACCCAGCGCATAGGCGATGTGCTGGTAGGTCGTGACCGGACCCTGCACTTCACCGTCGTAGGTTACACTCTGTCCCTGGGGTTTAACCGGGGCCAGGCCGAACGGGGTGACCTGCACGCCCTGTTCATAGGCCTTGTCGGAATCACGAATCTCGTATAGATCTTCGTATTCCTTCTGATGACTGTCGTAGATCTGGCCCCAGGTCGTGTAGATTCCGGGCCAGAGCAGTTTGGGATGACTCCCTGTTGAAATGATACCAGCTGGCATTTTAGGCTCCTTTCTTTATTAGACGCCGGCCACGCCAGCCTTGTAGCGATGCAGATTGATCACTGCAAGCCACTTGGCGTAGGTGCCGAACGCGTTGTTTTGAACTTGGGAAAGGCCCAGGAGTTTCATCTGGTACCCGCTGCCGGTGTTGGTGGTGGCGTTGTTCAGAACCCAGCCGGACAGATATCCGTTGTTTGCGCCGGATGCGAGATCGCAGTTCTGACTCACATTCGTTGCAGCCAGGGCGGCCTCAGTACCACCTTCCTGAATCTGGAAGATGATGTTCGGATCGTCCGCTACCATGACGTAGTATGCCTGAGTCTTCGTCGCGGGCACGATGATGGAATTGGGAGTGTTGATATTCCCGATTACATCGTACTGAGTACCCGCACCGACTATCGCACCGACGAGCATATTCGCCGCGCTGTTGTTTCCGGGGGTAGCCAGAACCACACTCGCAACGCCGTTGGAATCCGCACTACCGCCCAGGTCCACAGGGTCACCAATCGCGTAGGCGTTAGTGTCCGTGGAGGGAATGTAGTACGTCCGAGCTTGACCGTTGTAGGGGGCGCCGTTCAGATACTGAACAGGCGACAACCCGGCAGGTCGTGACGTATTTGCCATTTTTGACCTTTCGAAGAGATTGAAAAAGAATTACTTCCGGGATACTTTCTTCGTGAACATGTCGGGGAGTTTAGTTCGTTGTCCCACATATCTCATGTTCAGCTCTGTTCTGTCTTGCGCACCTTCTCCGCCCATCGAGCCTCCATTGAGTGCCTGGGCAACTCTGTCGTTTCTATTTTCCACTGCCTTTTGATCCTGCTCCCACAATTCCTGGGGGAGTTTCATCAAGATAAGTCTCACGGGTTGGTTATTCGAATCAACCTCGCCGCCGGCAACCACACTCACCATACTACCCAGGTCGGTGTTACCGGATACTGCCGTTGTCCCTCCGAGAGAGACGTTGTTCACGTGAACCTCGTCAGGAGTGACGAATGTATACCCCGCGCGCTGGGCTTGTGCGATACGACTCGGATCGTTCCGCATCCAGTGGAGATGGAAACCCGGGATGTCCCCGACTTCCAGTTTCTGCACAGGAGCCGACATCGGGATACGCTTCAGTTCTGCCTTGTCTTTCCCCAGCTTATTCGCGGGGTTCACCTTCTGAATCTCACTCATGATTAGTCCTCGTATCTGAAATAGGTTTCGGCGTAGGCGGATTGCCAAGCAGCCTTGTCGGAATACTTCTTACCCTTACCAACGAAGTGGCGGGCATCATCATCGCAGGCGCGCTTCGCTTCCGCGGGCAGATCGGAATAGGACTTCCCTTTCTTCCCGCCTCCACCGCCGGAGCCACTGCCATTCTTCCCCGAGGCAACCTTCGCGGGGCGTTCGCCCTCAAGGGAATCTTCCATATCCTTCAGCGCCGCGTCGAAGAAGGTCCGCCCACGGGAGGTATCTCCGTCCGCTCTACGAGCTTCACAGAATCCGTAGAACAACGCAGCCTTTCGCTTGTCAGTATTCAGCCAACCGTGCTCGGATACCCAGGCGGTTACCTCGGGATCAATCTTCGGGGCTTCGGGAGCTTTCTTCTTCTCCAGGGATGCCTTCTCCGCCTCGCGCTTCGCTTCCTTCTCCGCCTCGTCGAGTTCCTCGATGCTCTCCGTCAGCTCATCCACACGGTCGAAGTCGCCATTCTTCCGGGCTGCCCGGATTTCCTCCTTCAGCGTCTTCCGGGCGGCATCAGCTCTACGCTGTGCCTCGACGGTGTACTCCATGCGGAGTTCCTCGATTGCGGAGGAGGTCTCCTTGACCTGGGCTTCAAGGGCCTGGCGAGCTGCGCGTTCCTCTGCAAGTTGTTGCTGGAGGGCGGTTCGCTCCTTCTTCAAGAAGGGGATGAATGTTTCCCCCCTCTCGACAAAAGTATCCGCGTCTACGAATTTCTCGGGATCGCCGCGGTACTTGTCCGGGCCAACCCATCCCATTTCGATAGCGCGAGCTTGCACTTCTGGGGCGGCCTTACTCTCAATCACTGTTTCCTGGTCGCTCATACTTCCACCCCGCAGAAGATATCCCGGTCATTAACCAGGCGGTATTGTTTCTGATCAGCTCCCTTAACCATCATGCCCGCGTACTTCGTCACAAGGACGGTGTCGCCGGGCTTCGCGCGGGGCTTCGACTCATCGGACCAGGCATCATCACCAACAGCAATGACCACCATCTTCAGTTCCACCGAGGCCATCCGGGTCTCCACCATCTCGGGAATCTCAATCATTCCCACTTTACTCCCCACTTCCGCTGCTCTGAGCAGGACCGCTCGACCCAGCGGGCGCAACTTGCTTTCGTTCTCCATCGTCTATCTCCGCTTCGTATGTCTCAAAATCTAAATTCAGCATGAAATCAATACTATCACACTGACCAATTGCCTTCGCGTTCATTTGCAGGGTGGCATCCCCTTCGGCCGCGGTGAGATTTCCCGCTGCCCAAGCTTTCATAATTCCAATCTGTTTCTTCTCCAGCATGGACTTCACCCGCCGAGTGACGGGATGGTCGAGCCAATCCTTGAATTCTGGTTCAGTTATCACGCTGCGGCCTTAGTAGGTTCGGGCTTGTCGATTTCCTTCTCGCGGAGACGGAGGTCCTCGCGGGATAGTAGGGCCTGGATGCGAGTGTTAAGTTGCTCACCCTCGACCCTGGCAGCTTCAATCGCAGCATTGATCTCCGCGACCTTGGCGTAGGACATCTCGCTCTGCGCATCGGCCTTAGCTTCCTGGGCCTTGGCGATAAGTTCGGCGACCTTGGCTTGGTTGACTTCCCGCTTCTGCATGAGGGGTAGGGTGAATTCCTGCTTCGCCCACTCGA